TTAAGCCAGATGGTTTGTATTTGATTTTGCGAGGCGCTTTCCAGCATGTGGAATTTGGATCGCTGCAAGCGCTTTCTCTATCTCAATAAGCTTTGCTTTCGTCCGTTTATAATCATCCTGCAACCTCTGCTCCTGCTCGTTATACGCCACCAGAACGATGCATCCTTTCATGACCTTTACCGTGACCTGCTGTCCGGTATCAAACCCCGCCGCGCGCAGCCACTTGCCGGAAAGGATGATTTTTGGTGTAGATTTGTCGTAAACATTCGGGCGGTATCCCACAATTAACGAACGCTCGGTTCCGGATTGGTCTGTGTCTGGGGTAGAATGCGAATCAGCCATAATCAACTCCTTGATAGTTGGTGAGGTTAGACGCTCCGGTTGTGTTCCCGCACATCGGGGCGTTGCAAATACAGGAGGTTTAGGTGGCCTCCTATATGTTTAAGAGTAGATGGATAGGTGGCCTCATGTCAATCATATCGCGCGAAAAAAAACCAAAAGGCGGTGGGCAATCTCCGCAGTTTAAGATGCGTATTGATCCGGCATTGAAGGAACAGTTGGATGCAGTGGCAGCTGAGGAAGGGGTGAGTCTTGCTAGTTGGTTGAAAGAACTAGCGAGGGAAGCGCTAAGGAAGAAAGGAAAAGAACCAAGAGGGTGATTAATTTCCCAATGGGATTTAATTACTGATTGAAGGTTAGGTATGTAAGTTAGGATTGGTTATTTTTGGAAAGATAATCATAAAAAGAGTTAATTAACTTTATGTCATCCTCTCTTTTTAAGCCAACGTGAAAGAAACCTATACATGCTGATATAAGAGCTTTGCTGGTAAGTTCACTATATCGGCCGGCATATAACGGTTTTGTTTGACGATAAAGCGACCATGAACCATGTACGATTTCTGAGCGATAGTTATACATTTCTTTTGCTATGCTACTCCAGTCGCTGTTGTCTTTATGGTACATATTCAGCAGAAGTGTAACTCTACTTATAAATGTGGAAGTGATGTTATCTTTTTGTGTGTTTACAAGGCGTTCAAGTGCTGTAGTTAGTTTTACGATTTTTGATGAGTCATCATTATCTTGCATTGCACTTCTAAAAATAAATATTGCATCTATGAGCCTATCCACCAAAACGGGATTCGATTTTGGGGTTGTTGCATGAATTATAATCTGTTTTATTATGCTACCAAGTTCTGATGCATTCTCTTGTTTGAATTTTTGCCAAAACACTGCGCTATGAACAATTGTTCCTTTGCTCGAAAAACAATAATTGTATCCATCATCATTATTTGTAATGTAAAAGGACTCGTAGTTAGGATACGGGTTTAATGATAAAGCAACCACGTCTGAATCTATTTGAAAATGTTCACTAAATAATTGTATTATTCCAACGATAAAGTTGGCGATTTGCTTAGATAAATACTTCCTTCTCTCTTTAGAGCAGTTTTTTATGGTTATTTTAAGGAAGTGTTTATAAGGATGTAATTGTGAATTACAAAACTCTTCGGCTAGTTCAATTACGTCGGTTGTAAAATTGGGTTGGATATCCGAGAAGATGTTTTCTTTGGGAATGATCGAAGCGATACCTAAATTTATCTCATCTTTTTCTAGACCGTTGGCTAGTATCGGGAAATAAAAATCTTCGTCGAGTAGACTGTCTTTTATTCTATTGACCACTTCATTAAGTATTTTAAGGCAACCATCATGATCTATATTTCCATCACCAAGAAAGAAATGATTATAAAATATCTTTTTAAATTCAATATAAAACTCATTGGTTGTTGAGTTCATCTCTAAGTTTACTTCTTTGATGAGTTCATTTAGCATATGAAGTATGGCAGATTTAGATTTGTTAGAAAGTTTTATTTCTCTTCTTGGGTCATGTTTATATTCTTCAGTGAAATCATTCGGTGAGCTTATAGACATGCCTAATCCAGCCAACCCTTCCCCATACTCTTTTTGAAGAAATTCATTGTAATTTTTATTTTTCAATGCTTTAAAAATATCATCATCAATTCTTATGGATTCAGAGATAATAAAACGCATTGTGTTAATTCTGGCTTTAGTAATTCTCATTTTATTAAATCTTAATTTTAATGATAGTAGGTGTTATAATAATGTATTTAGGAAGGATAGTTAAATTTCTAATGAATTTTATGGGGGGAATTTAAAATTTTGGCGGAAGATCACAGGAGTTCTGCTTTTCATATAACACATTGTATTTATTGATTTTTATATATTTAACTACCATTTGTTATACACATTGCTATACACATTTTCTATATTGACAAACTATCTATTTATAAGTCACCAGTGATAAATTTCTTTAAAAAAACTTTTTTTTGGAAAAACTGTTCACACTGTTCACTACGGTATTTTATTTAATATATTCAAATAGTTATGTAGTGAACGGTTGGTGAACAGTGAATACTTTACTGTTCACTTTTGCCGTTTTGCAGGTAAAAAAAGACCGGCTATTGCCGGTCAGGGTAGGTTATTTCGCTATAGGGTCATCACATTTTGGCAACCAGTCGGCATTACTTTCCTCTCTGAGTGCCAGATTTGTCTGTATGCCCTGATTTTTTCGGCGCTTCTCATAACTTAGCCCGTACTCTTTCAGCATGGCCGGCAGTCCCTTACCGAACATGGTGAGGCTGAGTGTATTCTTGTAGCCGTGGGCTTCCATATACGCCAGATAGGCATGATACAGATACAGGCGCGGCTGGCGCGGAATGATGTTGGCATTGCCAATATACATACCCTCAGGCTCCGGCAGTGCTTCCAGATAGCCGCAAAAATCAAATGTCGGATCAGCATCGCGTTTAATACTGAGCGCCTCGTCGGAGTTCTGCTGTGACTGGAGCAGAGCACGGGCAGTCATCGGGTCGCTGAACTTCTGCATAAGCTGGCGCACAATTACGGCCAGCTCGCGAGCGATTTTGTTTTTTAGCTGCGGGTCGCGTTCATCCGGGGCAATCTGTTCCGGGAAATGCAGGATCACCCGGCGACGGGAAACACCGCCGCTGCGGTCGGTAAAGCGCATCGGGTTATTGTTCACGGCCAGGATCACCGCCGGAATATGGGTGGAGTATGCATCCTTGTATTTCGGGTCTACCGAGACCGCATCCCCGCCGGTGATGGCCTTTAGTCCTGCCCCGTCACCGCTCCACTTTTCCTGGTCAGGCAGGCGAATCAGCGAGAAGCCAATCAGAGCCGCACGTTCGCGGGGTGATTCCAGCGTTTCGATGGTGGCCGACGTGGCGTTATCTTCCCCGGCAAGCATCGTCGCAATTTCGGCCAGAATACTTTTTCCGCTCCCGCCGGGACCGGTGACTTCGAGAAAGAGCTGCCAGTCGTAACGGTTAGCCAGCACCATAAACAGGGCGGCAAGTATCACGTCGCGCTTTTCCGGTCTGCCACCGGCGGCACGGTCGAGCCAGCGCCAGAAATCCGGGGCGTGGGTTTCCAGCGTTTCCCCCTCCACTGGAGGGGTAAAATCGACATCACAGAGTGTGCGCAGCCAGTGCGATTTATGATGCGGGCTGAAAGTACCGGTGGCGGTATCGAGTACACCGTTGCGAAAGCCAATCAGACGCCGTGCCGGGGCATCCTGCTGCGGAATAATCAGTTTCAGGGTCTCCACCACTGAGGCAATTTTCCCCGACGAGAACGGGGCACGCAGACGCTGGAACAACCCGGCAACGTCGCGGGCAAAATCCGACGGTGGAATGATTTTCCATATCCCGGCCTCATAGCGGGACAGGAGCTGGCCGTTTGCATCCACGGCCAGCGCTTCTCCGTAATGCTCATGCACCCGCATTGCCTTTTCACTGGTGCTCATGGCGGTAAATTCTGCCTCGCTCATGGTAGCGAAAGGGCTGTCAGCCGGTGGCCGGATGGCGTCATAAATCGCTTTTCGTGTCGCCTCTTCGCCTTTTTGCATAAACGCATCATTCCAGTCACCGAATACCGGCGGCAGGGCGACAACGCCCTCACAGGCGTCTGCGGCCGCAGCGGCTTTGTTCTGGCCGTCGCCGCTCAGGTCGCGGTCGGCGGCGAGCACAATCTGACAGGCCGGGTGTTTCTGACGGGCAAGGCTCGCCAGAGAAAGGAGGTTCACGGACGACAGCGCCACCATGACGGTTTCCCCGGTCAGGTGATGCACGGTGAGCGCGGTCGCATAGCCCTCCGCAATCCACAGGCGTTTTCCGGCCTGTTTTTTTCCTTCGATGGTGTGGCACGCTCCTTTTACCGCCCCGCCTTTCAGGGTGCGTTTGAGACCGTCAGAATTGATAAGCTGAAGGTTAACCAGTGCGCCGGTATCGTCATACAGCGGGACAACCACATCACCGGCGCGAAACGTCACGCCGCCGGTTTTGTGTGTGGCCGACAGTACCGGACATTCCCGGTCGGGGAAGCCCTTGCGGGTCAGGTAGGCGTTGCCGCTGGCCGGTCGGGTTTTCTCCATGAGCCTGACGGCCAGTGCGGCCGCCGCTTTGCGGTCGGTATCGGTTTCAGCCTCTGCGGCTGCAATCACTTCCGGGGCAACCGGCGGCAGGTTGCCGGTCACGGCGTTCACCTTCCCGGCAGCCTCTGATGCGTTCATGCCGAACACTTTCTCTACCAGCTTAAGTCCGTCACCCGCACCGCACTGGTTGCAGTACCACGTCCCGCGCCCCTCTCTATCGTCAAAGCGAAAACGGTCAGAGCCGCCGCACACCGGACAGGCCTGATGCCGGTTTTTTATGACCTTCACACCCAGCGCCGGGAGAATGTGCGGCCAGTGGCCGCACGCCTGTTTTACCGTCTCTGTTACGTTCATTTTCATCGTTATTTTCTCCCTCAGTGCATAACAGGCGATTGCATGTGACGGGCACAGAGTTCATCCATCACTGCGAGCCCGAGAAAGGACAGCGACGGCGCGGCTTTGAGTGGTCCGGCTTCCATTAAATCTTCCAGCAGTGCACAGGCAATCTGGCGGCCTTTTTCCTCGCCGTGCTGGCGCAGGTAGAAGCCCTCCAGCTCGTCGGCAATGGCACTTTCCAGCGCGTCGAGGGTGAGGTGCGGGTAGCGGTGCTGACGTTCGCATACTGTCAGCCACGCACAGGCGACAGCGCGGCGATACAGCGCGGCGCGTAATATGGGCGGTAGTGGCTTTTTCATACGTTACCCTCCCCGGTCAGCCAGCGCTGATTGCAGTGTTCGACCACGCCGTCGAGCTGGGCGGTCATGAGGTAAATCACGGAGGTGAGCTGTAACTGCTGCGCAGGGTCACGACGAATGGCCGTGCAGTCCTGCACCTGCATCAGATCGCCGACTAGCTGGCCGACGTTGCGAAGGTGTTCAAGGCATTCAAGGTCTGCCCGGCTGATGGTGGGCTGATTTATATTTTGCGGCCGTTCTGCACTGTTAACAGGCATAATTTCGTCTCCTGAGGTCGTGCGTATCCCTGCGCAGATACGCACATTTAATATTCGTTATCGTTTTGTAATTACAGATAATGGCGGTAGCTGTTATCCGGTTTTATTTCTGTTTCCGGCCTGAAATTATTTCGCCATTTATACGCCACCGGTGCCGGGCGTTTAACCGGGGGAATATCGTCAGGATATTTATCGATATTCCGCACCCGGTATTTCTGTAATTCCGGGTCTGCGGCAAGCTCACTCAGAACAGCATGGCGGTTTTCAGGACTGCGTTTAAATACGTCGGGAGACTCGCAGGTAAATTCACGCAAAAAACGACCGAGTGGAATTTCTGCCATATCACCAGTAGCGATAATACGAATGAGGATGGTGTAGGTGCGCCGGTAGGGATTCCAGACTTGCCCCGGGCAGCGGTACGGCATATCCCATGGAATACCGTCGGCCAGAATGCCTGACACCACCACGTCAGGAAAGCCTGAACAACGGTATGTTTCACCCGGCTGAGGGAAATCAAACATGGTGCTCCCCTCCGTTCCCCGATGTCGTGGCGAGAAAGTCACGGCACAGGCCTTTGGCTTTCAGCTCTTCCAGTACGTAGCTAACGTCCTCATGGATATAACTAAAAATCTGCGGCAGGTATAGCTGGTGTAGACCGTTCAGTTCACGGTGCAGCAAATCTCCACCAATGAACTGTGAGACGGCGCTTGCGCGATTGAGTTTATGGTACGCCTCTATGCTGAGGTGTTCCTGCATGGGGTTAAGGTCATCACGACGCGCTGAGACGGTCTGAGGTGTGTTTTTATTAGGCATGTGACACCTCCACAACCGGCAGACGGGCGGCAAGGGAAAGCACGTATTCGCGGACAAGGGTGCGACGGGCGGCCAGCTCGTCACCGGCAACGGTGCGGAGCATACAGATACGGGGCTTACGGTCTGCGCGACGGACGGCGGCAAACACAAAGACAAACTGCGGGTGTAACGGGGTAAGGATCGTAGCCATAAGAGCAATCTCCAATAAGTAGCGGTAAAAGCCACCACCGGAGTTCTCACACACTGGTGGCGACCCGAACGGGGGTGAGAAACCGGCCTTATTGGAAACCGGCCAGCCCGAGGGCTGCCCCGCCCGGATCACCATTATCTGACTGAAACCACGGAATAAACACCACGGCCCGAAAAATAGGTGTGTCTGGACAACGACGTAAAAAAACACGCATGGCGCGTGTTGTGTCGCCAATAAGTAACACGGGTTCTCACGCCCGGCTGCCGATTTTGCGACAGCGAGAAAACTGTACCAGGAAACACACAACGGATGCAAGCCAGAAAAAAGGACTTTTTGCTGAACGGGCAGCATCATGCGTCATATCCCCGCTTGCGTTGGGCAATACGGTCGGCCATCCATGCGGTGACTTCGGATTGCAGCCAGGCAACATTTTTACCGCCGAGTGTTATCTGCTGCGGAAAGGCATTTTTCTTAATGAGGTCATAAAGCGTGGAGCGGGACAGACCACATAAATGCATCACTTCGGGCAGACGTAAAAAACGCTCCGGAGTGGCATCAGTTACCGATATCAGGGGAGTAGTTGGAGCAGAAGACGGAGAAGAAAAAGCAGTTTGCATTAAGCCACCTCGTAACAATCCATACAGCGCCGGTCGTTTCCGTCCGGCTTCGGGTAGCTCTCTATTTTGTGAATATTTTTCCCCAGTGCAACAGGTGCACGTTGTGTCGTGGAGCGTTTTTGTCTGTTATTTGAGCAGTAAAATGAAAAGCCGAAAAATAATCGGCACACGACGCGCTGAGACACTCATAAAATTAGGTTGATTGGATTCTTCTATCGATTACAGAAAATAAAAAAATAAAAACAATGAATCATTCGGGAGAGATTGTCGGTAGCGGTGAACAGTAGTGAACAGTCGGTGAACAGTCATGCCCTCAACTGTTCACCCTTTATCTTATTGTATTACTTATATTTTTATTTAAGGTGAACAGTAGTGAACAGTTATAAGTAAAAAAACAAACGATGAGTAAGGTTTTGCTGAGACCTTTCTCTGGCCAGCCGGGTTTTGAGTGCTGTTTGTGCCAGAACTGCCACAACTGCAATGAATCGAGATGTTGTGTGATGAAGGGCAGAATCATTTCAGGTTGAATAAACGGAGAGCCTGAACATGAAACCCGAAACAGTCATTACCGCCCTGCAAGACGTTGCCGCCAAGCAGTCCGCAGAGAACAGCCAGCGCATCACCGACAAGGTGAGCGCATTCACTGCGGCCAGAGACACCCACGCGGCCAGCATGCAGGCGCTGAAAGAGATTGATACGTCTATTGAACGCTGTAAGCAGGAGCGACAGACCGCCCTCAATGAGAGCGCAGAGGCGGAGCAGGACTGGCGCAGCCGCTTTCGCACCCTGCGCGGCAGTCTCACCCCTGAAATGAAAGCTGAGCACAGCAGGCGTATCGCCAGTCGAGAGCTGGCCGACGAGTTCACCGGTCTGATAGCGGAGCTGGAGAACGACCGGACACGCGCCATGCTGAATGCCTGCTCCACCGGCAATAAATACCTTTCAGCGCATGAAGATGCCTTTACCGCTTACGCCGGTGCGGAATGGGCACAGGCTGTCAATGCGGTTCCTGTCGCCCTCATCCGCGCTTTCCTGCTGCGCATTCGTGCCCTCGAAATGAAGGGAGAAAGCGCCCCGCAGTCCGTGGCCACTGGCGAGCTGCGCGATGCGCTGAGCCGTCAGGGCAGCCTGTATCACTTCGACATGACGCAGGAGCCTGTATTGTCCGTGACGGGCATGCACCGGCCGCAGATTACTGACGTTGATACGGAGCTGTTACGCAGCCCTGCGAAGAGAATGATGCTTGCCAGAAAGCTGGCTGAAAATGGCGAGACAAAAGCGGAGGTGTAAACAATGTTTCACTGTCCGTTCTGCAAAACCAGCGCGCATTCCCGCACCAGTCGGTATCTGTCCGATAACGTCAAACAGCGCTATCACCAGTGCATGAACATCGAATGCTCGGCCACGTTCCGTACGCTTGAATCCATCGACGGGGTTATTCGTTCACCGGTGACAGAGCCGGTTATCCCTGTACCCGCACCGGCGCCCACCGTTAACCGTGCCGGTGCGTGAGCACGGCCAGACATCAGGAGAAACATACGTGACCACACTGACGCTACAGAAAGCCTTTGAGGCCTGCCAGGCAAACAAATCCGCCTGGCTGCAACGCAGGGAAGAACTGACGCAGGCCGAACAGGCATACCGCGAACAGCTTGCAGGCAGCGGGCACAGCGGCCGGAGCCTGCAAACCCTGCGCGAGATTATCGACGTGAAAAAATGGGAAATTAATCAGGCTGCCGGTCGCTATATCCGCTCGCATGAGGAGGTGCAACGCATCAGTATCCGCGACCGTTTAAATGATTTTATGCAGGTGCACGGCGCGGAGCTGGCCGCCGCCCTTGCCCCTGAACTGATGAATTATTCCGGGCAACACTCCGCCGTTCAGCGCTGCGCCATGCAGCACTCACTCGATTATCTGCGCGAGGCGCTACAGCTCTGGCTGTCAGCCGGTGAAAAAATTAATTATTCGGCGCAGGATAATGACATTTTAACGGCCATCGGATTCAGGCCTGACGCGGCTTCGCGCGATGATAATCGTGAAAAATTCACGCCTGCACAGAACCTGAATTACACCCGCCGCCGTGCAGAACTGGCCGTGCAGTAGTCCGCTTAAAAATCCCCGAAAATCCCGCCATTTTTACGTATACAAGCCATGCATGCATAGGTGCATGGTTTTGCATGCGTTTTAACAACACTGAATTCCCCGCCAGCGCCAGCACTGGCGCGCTCTGAGGCCGGTCATGCGCCTGCATTAAAAGCGCCCCCTTAAGCGGGCAGGCGTGGCGGGGAGAGCATTGCGCGCCAGCGGTAATGTATTTATTTATTTTTGCGGGACTTTGTGTACCGTAGTACTGCGCCGTTTCGAACGAGTAATTAGTAATTGCGCAGTAATGTTTGATGGCGTGAAGAGCCCATGAGTGGCTAAGTTTAGGGGCGGGAAAGTGTCGCCCGGTTCAGATACTGAGTGGAGGTTTTGAAGCCGCTCAGCTCCTCTAATACCTTCATCTTATACATTCGGGCCTGTAGAGGTCTAAAACTGCCCATGATCCTGCCTGAATCCGCCCTACGAAGCGGGAAGACGTGACAGTCCCTTACATCATTCATTATACTATTAATTTCCTTATATAACAGTTGGTTACTTCATGTTGCTTAAATATAAATTATGAAGTAATTCAAAAAATTAATTAAAAAAATAGAAAATATGCTATGAATTATTTATAAAAATGTTTTGTATCTTCACGGGATGAATGGCTTCATATGAAAATTACAAAGATAACAGAATTGATTAAAGAAGCGCCTCAGCTTTTAAAAAACTCAGGGGAGGATAAACTATCTACAGGACCTCTATCAGAAATGGTAATAGGGTTAGTTTGTTCCGTTGGCACAGACCTAGAAGCAATCACAAAAAAAATAAGAGATAGATTATCCTTATATAAATTTGAATGTTCTGAAGTCCGGATTTCATCGGATGTGATAGCTGAGCTCTCTGGAAAGGGATATTATACAGATAATTATCAAAGAATTGATGGCTTAATGACCAAGGGGAATAAGTTAAGGGAAGATAGTGAATGTAATTATATATTGGCTCTTGGAGCAATAGCTAAAATTAATGAGATCAGGACAAAACATGCACGTTTACAAATAAATAAAAAAGGAATTGCATATGTTATAAATTCAATAAAGCATCCAGAAGAGGTGTATAAATTAAGAGAGGTATATGGCTCGGGATTTTTACTTTTTGGTGTTTTTTCAGATGAAAGTCGCAGGTTAGATAATTTAATTCGTAATAAAGGAATTCCAGAGGATAAAGCTGAATTATTGATTGCTAGGGATGAAGATGAAGAGTCTGGGCATGGTCAGCATACCAGAGATACATTTCATTTAGCTGATTTCTTTTTAAACCAAGATGGCCGAGATGATAAGCTTAATAATGATATAAAAAGAGTCTTTGATTTACTCTTCGGTAATCCTTTTATTACTCCGACATTTGATGAATATGCAATGTATATGGCCTTTTCTTCAGCTTTGAGATCTGCTGATTTATCGAGACAAGTTGGAGCCGTATTAGCAAAAAATTACGCTATTATGTCAACTGGTGCTAATGATGTTCCTAAGTCTGGAGGTGGTTTATACTGGCCATATTTTAATCCAGAGAACGAAAGTTATGAAGACTATCCGGAAGGAAGGGACTATGTAAGAGGTTTTGATTCGAATGCCAAACAAAAAAGAGAAATTATAGCTGATATTCTCAAGCAAATACCTAGAAAATCTCGTGATAATCTAGAGAAAATCCTCAATAACAGCCATATTCAAGATATTACAGAATATGGTCGTGTGGTTCATGCAGAAATGGAAGCTATTTTAGCATGCGCTAGAACTAACATTAGCACTCAAGATGCTTATATATATTGCACAACTTTCCCATGCCACAACTGCGCTAAGCATATCATAGCTTCGGGAATAAAGAGGGTGGTTTACATAGAGCCATATCCAAAAAGTAAGGCTTATGAATTTCATTCAGAATCAATAACTAATGATGAAAAAAACCAAGGAAAAGTGCTTTTCGAACCTTTTATTGGAATAGGGCCACGAGTCTATTTTAATCTATTTTCCATTGTTAATGGAAGTGGGAATAAAATTAAGAGAAAAGATAAGTCGGGAAATATTGTTAATTGGACTGAGTCTAATTCATCATTAAGGATATCACTGTTACCTATTTCTTACTTGGAAAGAGAGCAGATTTCTGTTAACTTGTTTGCAAAGATCATAGGAGTTTAACATGTCTATCGAAAATGGTTTTATTAAACATGTGGTTGCAACTAAAAAAAGAATTAATGAATGGCCGGAGTGGAAAAAAAATATGTTAGGAGGAGATGATTTATCTTCCAAGTCAATTAAAGTATTAAATAATCTTGTTTTACAAGAAGATAAAAAGAATGAAGAGCAATAAATAAACAATGAAAAAAGAGCTTCGAAAGAGGCTCTTTTTTATTTATAAATCAAAGTGTGTCTTCACTAATTGTATTAAATATAAAATTACTATACCACTGAAGCATTGCGCGTCTATTTTCTAAATATTGTGCGTGATTGTATGTTCCACGAATAGAATTTTTATCAACATGTGCTAATTGCATCTCAATCCAAGCACTGTCAAACCCTTGTTCATGCAATATTGTCGACATTGTATGTCTAAATCCGTGGCCTGTAGCACGGCCTTTGTAACCAAGTAACTCAATCACTTGTGACACACTTTCTTTCGAGATCGGTTTGCTACGGTTGTTCCTGCCAATAAAGATGTAAGGGTAATGGCCGGTAATTGGTTTGAGCTGTTTAAAAAGGTCAACTACCTGAGTAGATAAAGGAACAATGTGAGGTCTACGCATTTTCATCCGCTCTGACGGGATTTCCCATATCCCCTTTTCAAGGTCTACTTCTTCCCACGTAGCAAAGCGCATCTCCTGCGTTCTTACACCAGTAAGCATAACAATCTTAGTCGCATTTTTCGTGATGATGCTGCCGGTATACGCTTCAAGATCTCTAACAAAATGAGGTAGCTCATCGGCGGATAAAAACGGATGGTGCTTTTGCTTCGGAACAGCTAGAGCGATGGCTAAATCAGGTGCAGGATTGTATTCAGCACGGCCAGTTATGATTGCGTAGCGATAAACCTCACCGCACCTCTGACGCACCTTACGTGTTTTCTCTAGTGCCCCACGCTTCTCTATTCGTCGCAATACTTCAAGCAGTTCTAACGGTTTAATTTCACTGATAGGGCGTTTACCAATGAACGGGAACACATCTTGTTCAAATGTCTTAATGATTTCTTCGCGATAGGCCACTGTCCAGCGGTCAGCTTTGTTGGCGTGCCATTCTCGACATATAGCTTCGAATGAGCTTTCAGTGGAGAGTTGCTGAGCTAGTTTCTGGGCTTTGCGTTCCTCAACCGGGTCAATGCCATTGGCAACTTGCTTACGAGCGGTCTCACGCTTCTCACGTGCTTCAGCTAGGCTCACAAGGTCGTAGCTACCAAATGACATTAACCGCGCTTTCCCGGCAAAGCGGAAACGGAAACGCCAGCCCTTCGAGCCATCGGGATTGATAAGCAATGACAGGCCTTGCCCGTCGTTCAATGTGTATGGCTTGTCTTGGGGCTTTGCTCGTTTGATTTGTATATCTGTAAGTGCCATGTGTATAAGCCAAAAATGTGTATAAAAAATCTATACACATCACTATACATATTTTTCATGGATTCAGGGAGATCTTGTCGGACTGTTACGGATGATCAATCCACTGTGATGATTGAAAATAAAGGATTTTTAAGACTTTCTCGGATTATTGCGGAGGAACTTTGGCGGAAGATCACAGGAGTCGAACCTGCCCGGGAACGCTGGCGTCCCCAACTGGATTTGAAGTCCAGCCACCTCACCGGAGATGACGATCTTCCGCGCCTGCATTGCTACATGGAGGCGGGGCGCATTATAGCTACTTTCAGGCATTTACCACATACCCCACACCACTTTTTTCACCTCTCTTTTGACCTGAATCCCCCTGTTTCAGCTAATTCTTAAGAAAATCCTCAGGTTAGCATTTCGTGCTCATCAACTTTTATCCCGATCACAAAAAACAAGAAACGTAATCTCTTAACCAGAAAACGCAATACCCGCTCCTGAAACAATGGTTTAAAAAACGGTAACCGGTCTCAGCGCCCCCTACAGCGTGAAGGATAAAAATATGAGCGAAGTACTGTCAGTAAAAGAGAAGATTGGCTACGGCATGGGAGACGCCGCCAGCCATATCATTTTTGATAACGTCATGCTTTATATGATGTTTTTCTACACCGATATTTTTGGTATTCCCGCCGGGTTTGTCGGCACCATGTTCCTGCTGGCCCGCGCGCTGGATGCGATCTCCGACCCGTGCATGGGGCTGATTGCCGACCGCACCCGCAGCCGCTGGGGCAAGTTCCGTCCATGGATTTTGTTTGGCGCTATCCCGTTCGGCATCGTCTGCGTGCTGGCGTATACCACGCCGGACCTGAGCCTCAACGGCAAAATGGTTTACGCCGCCATCACCTACACGCTGCTGACCCTGCTCTATACCGTGGTCAACATCCCGTACTGCGCGCTGGGCGGCGTGATCACCAACGACCCGACGCAGCGTATCTCCCTTCAGTCGTGGCGCTTTGTGGTGGCGACGGCGGGCGGCATGCTCTCCACGGTGCTGATGATGCCGCTGGTGAACCTGATTGGCGGCGACGATAAAGCGTTCGGCTTCCAGGGCGGGATCGCCGTGCTGTCGGTGGTCGCGTTCCTGATGCTGGCGTTCTGCTTCTTCACCACCAAAGAGCGCATCCAGGTGCCACCGAGCACCACCTCCATGCGGGAAGATCTGCGCGACATCTGGCAAAACGACCAGTGGCGTATCGTCGGCGTGCTCACCATCCTCAACATCCTCGCCGTCTGCGTGCGCGGCGGCGCGATGATGTACTACTGCACCTGGATCATGGGCTCGCCGGAGGTGTTCGTCGCCTTCCTCACCACCTACTGCGTCGGTAACCTGATCGGCTCCGCGCTGGCGAAACCGCTCACCGACTGGAAGTGCAAGGTGAGCATCTTCTGGTGGACCAACGCCGCGCTGGCGGTGGTCAGCGTGGCGATGTTCTTCGTGCCGATGCATGCCACCGTACTGATGTTCGGCTTTATCTTCGTTATCGGCGTGCTGCACCAGCTGGTGACGCCGATTCAGTGGGTAATGATGTCCGATACCGTCGACTACGGCGAATGGACCAACGGCAAACGTCTGACCGGCATCAGCTTTGCGGGCACGCTGTTCGTGCTGAAGCTCGGCCTGGCGCTGGGCGGGGCGATGATCGGCTGGATGCTGGCAGGCGGCGGCTACGACGCGGCGGCCAAAACCCAGAACAGCGCGACCATCAGTATCATTATCGGCCTGTTTACGCTGGCACCAGCGATCTGCTACGTGCTGAGCGCCATCATCGCCAAACGCTACTACACGCTGAAAACCCCCTTCCTGACCAAAATCCTGCGCGAGCTGGCGCAGGGTGCGCGCCGCAATCAGCAGGAGTTTGAAAACCTGCCGGTCAGTAAAGAATTGCAGAACTAA